ACGTTGCAAAAGCTGCTGGATATTCTATTACAGTTGGCAAAAGAGATTCTAGTGGAAACATTACAAACACAACAGATTTCTATCACTTTACTGTAGACACAGATACTGCTACAAGTGGTCAAGAATCAGGAGGAGGAGAGAATTGCTCGGCAGGTCCAGCAACTCTAACAGCATAATGGCAGGAATAAGCGCATCAGGATTAAAAACACAGATAAGAAACTACACAGAAGTTTCTAGTACAGTATTAACTGATGCTGTTATAGAAAATATTATTTTAAATGCACAATATAGAATTTTTAGAGACGTTCCTTTAGATGCAGATAGAAAAACAGCTACAGGTAATTTTACAGCAGGAACAGGAACTGTAACTGTACCAGCAGGAGCAGTATTTATTAGAGCAGTGCAAGTTTACACTGCAACTGGATCTACCTACACTGGTGCTAATACTTATTTAGAAAAAAAAGATGTAACATTTTTAGAGGAATATATTTCAGCGACTACATCTACTGGAACACCAAAATACTACGCAATGTTAGATACAGGAGCAACTGGAGAAAGCTCATCAAACTCTGGATCTATAATTGTGTCACCAACACCTGGTAGTACTTTTGCATACAAAATTCATTATAACGCAGCTCCAACTATATTTGAAAATAATGACACTAATTATATTAGTATGAATTTTCCAAATGGTCTGTTATATTGTTGTTTAGCAGAAGCTTATGCTTTTTTAAAAGGACCAATGGATATGTTAAAATTATACGAAGGTAAATATAAAGAAGCAGTACAATTATTTGCTGCAGAACAAATTGGAAGACGAAGAAGGGATGATTACACAGATGGTACTGTTAGGATACCTATACAGTCACCACCACAATAGGAATTAAATTATGGCATCAACATTTACAGATCTTGGTATAGAAATAATGGCAACTGGCGAGAACGCCGGTACTTGGGGAGATAAAACTAATACTAATTTAAACATTGTTAACACAGCAATTGCTGGTTACGTAGAGCAATCAATAGCAGGTAGTGCAGACACTACAGCTTTAACTATTACAGATGGTGCTGCTACATCAGTTCTTCAAAACGCTGTTATAAAATTTACAGGAACAATATCAGGAAATCAAATTGTAACTATTCCAGATTCAATAGAAAAAACATATATAATTATTAATGGAACTTCAGGAGCCCATACTGTTCAGTTTAAAACAGTTTCAGGAACAGGTGTTACTTTTGCAGTATCCGATAAAGGGACAAAATTAGTATTTTCTGATGGAACAAATATTGTTGATGCAGGATTAGGTGGCGGAAATGATTTAGATGGAGAAGAATTAATTTTAGATGCAAATGGTAATACAAGTATTACAGCAGATACAGATGATCAAATAGATATTAAAATAGCTGGAGCAGATGATTTTAGATTTACAGCAAATACTTTTACAGCTTTATCAGGAAGCACTTTTGTTGGAAATTTAACAGGAAACGCTTCTGGTACTGCAGCAACAGTAACTACTGCAGCACAATCAAATATTACGTCATTAGGAACTCTAACAACTTTAACAGTTGACGACATTACAATAAATGGAAGTACAATATCTGATGCTGGTGATTTTACATTAGATGTTGAAGGCGATATTATATTAGATGCTAATGGTGCTGATATATTTTTAAAAGACGCTGGTACTACTTATGGATCATTAACTAACAGTTCAGGTAATTTAATTGTTAAATCAGGAACAACAACGGCATTAACATTTAGTGGTGCAAACGTTACAGTTGCTGGAGATCTTACAGTATCAGGTGATGATATTACTATGGGCACAAACACTGACGGTAATTTATTAGTTGCAGATGGTACAAACTTTAATTCAATAGCAGTAAGTTCTTTATCAGAAATATCAACTGCAGCGAGTGATGATGTTTTTTTAGCAATAGATACTTCAGGTGGAGGACTTAAAAAAATTGCAAGATCAACAGTTGTTGCAGGACTTGCAACAGATAGTGCTTTAGCAAATATAGTAGAAGATACTTCACCACAACTAGGTGGTAATCTAGATACTAATTCTCAAAACATTTTAATAGATGATGCACATTTTATTGCAGATGAAAGTGGTAATGAACAAATTATATTTCAAACAACAGGTTCAGCAGTAAACCAATTTGATGTAACAAACGCAGCATCTGGAAGTGCACCACAATTATCAACAACAGGTGATGATTCTAATATTGATTTAAATTTAGCACCAAAAGGTACTGGTCATGTAACTGTTGTAGGAAATACTAATCCAGGTTCTATTCAATTTAATTGTGAAGCTAATACGCATGGTCAAATATTAAAAGCACAACCTCATTCAGCAAGTAGTTCAGCAGTTTTAACATTGCCCACTGCAACAGGTACTTTAATTGGTACTGGAGATACAGGCACAGCTACTCTAGCTTCATTAGATATTGATGGTGGAACAGACATAGGAGCAGATATCGTAGATGCAGATTTATTTATAGTTGATGATGGTGCCAATGGTACAAATAGAAAAACTACAGCTGCAAGACTTAAAACATACATTGGTTCTTCTGCAGCAGCAGACGACATTTCAATTGGTGATGCAGCTGTTTTACTTACAACTTCATCTGGTAATATTACAATAGATGCCGCTGCAAACGATTCGGATATTATTTTAAAAGGTACAGATGGTGGTGCTGATACAACATTTTTAACTATTGATGGAAGTGCCGCTGGTGCCGCTACATTTAACGATAAAGTTATTGCAACAGAATTAGATATATCTGGAAATTGTGACATTGATGGAACTACAAATTTAGATGCTGTTGATATAGATGGTGCTGTACAGTTAGATGCAACACTTACAATTGGAGCAAATGATCAAGGTTATGATGTAATACTTCACGGAGATACAGCAAGTGCTAACATGACTTGGGATACATCAGCAGACGATTTAATTTTTAATGGTGGTGCAGGTCTTATTGTACCAGACGGACAATTTACATTAGGAAGTACAGCAGTTACATCAACTGCAGCAGAACTTAATTTACTAGACGGTGTTTCAGGGTTAGTAAAGGCAGATTTAACTAAATTAGCAGCTGTAGATTCTACAGCAGCCGAATTAAATATAGTTGATGGTGGTACATCAGCTACATCTACAACAGTGGTTGATGCAGATAGAGTTGTATTTAACGATGCTGGAACAATGGTTCAAGTTGCAATGTCTGATATTAAAACATATATGGGAGCTGAAAGTAATACTCCTTCATTTTTTGCTAGAGGTTCTGCCGCAACTTCTGTTGCTCATGCAACATTAGCTAAAATTGCTTGTAGAGATGAAATAGTTGATAATGGAGGTTGCTACAATGCAACATCAAGTTCTGCAACTTTAAATAGTTTAACTGCTCCAGCAGATTGTTTTACTCCGAACGTGGCTGGATTATATTATTTTACTGGTGCAATTCAATTAAATACAACCACCTTTAATGTTGGTTTAGTAAATAATATTGGAGGCACTGGTGGAAGTGAAACTTATGCAGCTTTAGTATATCGTAAATCCGATACTGCTAATGGTATGGTTATAGTATCTGGATTTGCTAACATGAATGGAACTGGAAATAATATTTGTTTAGCTGGTTATCAGGAAAGTGGTGGAAGTATAAACACCAATGATTCATTTTACACAACTTACTTTGGAGGATTTTTAGTTAAGGCTGCTTAATTAGAATATTAAAATATGGCACAATTATCACAAAAAATAAAACTCTACGCAGCTGCAAATAGTGTAGATAATGTAAACTTTGAAACAGATGTAAAAATAAGAGACATTGGAGATGGACCTTACATTTATGAATGGAATATAGATGGATTAGCTGAACCAAATGCTGAACAAATAGCTTCTTATGAAAATGCTGGTAACACAGCAGAAACTTTACAAGCTGTTTTAGATAAAAGAGCAAGCGAGTACAAAGAATTAAAAGAACAATTAGATTTATTATATCACGATATGACAGCAGATAAAGGCGACAAAACTGGAGAATGGTATAAACATATTAAAGCGGTCAAGGATGCAAATCCAAAGGAGTAATAAATTATGCTTCAAAAAGTTCGTTTTCAACCAGGATTTAATAAACAGGTTACAGGAACCGGAGGCGAAGGCCAGTGGGTTGAAGGAGATAATGTTAGATTTAGATATGGTACACCTGAAAAAATAGGTGGTTGGGCACAATTAGGTTCTTTTGATATTACAGGACGTAACACAGCTATACACCATTTTATAAATGCTAGTGGTATTAAGTATGCAGCTCTTGGTACTAATAGAATATTGTATGTTTATTCTGGTGGTATTTTTTATGACATTCACCCAATCAAAACTACTACAACTTTAACTAGTGCATTTTCTACAACTAATGGATCATCAACTGTTACAATAACTTTTGCATCAGCACACAATATAAATAAAAGTGATATTATATTATTAGATAATTTTTCATCTATTACTAACTCTGGTTTTACAGCAACTAATTTTAATGATAATAAATTTCAAGTAACAAGTATACCAACAACAACTACATTAACAGTTACTATGGCATCTAACGAATCAGGATCAGGTGCATCCACATCTGGTGGCATTCGTGTTAAACACTATTATCCAGTTGGACCAGCAGTTGAAGTTGCAACAGCAGGTTGGGGTCTTGGATCGTGGGGAGGTGTGCAACAAGGACAGTTTACATCAACACTATCATCAGGAATAAATGCATCAGTCACATCATTAACTATGGCAAGTACATCTTCTTTTCCTTCTTCAGGAACGGTTATTATAGATAATGAATTAATTACTTTTACAGGAAATACTCCTGGAACAACATTATCGGGTTTAACAAGAGGTGCATTAGGTACTACCGCTGCATCGCATTCATCAGGTGCAACTGTAACCGATGCATCAAACTTTTTTTCATGGAATGCTGCAACATCGGGTGACATTGTTACAGCGCCTGGATTATGGTCATTAGATAATTTTGGTAACAAACTTATTGCAACTATATCAGGTGGGGAAACTTTTGAATGGGACTCTGATCCTACAACAGCTAATGCAACAAGAGCAACTATACTTGCTAATGCTCCAACATCATCATCTTTTAGTTTAGTATCAACTCCTGACAGACACTTACTTTTTTTTGGAACAGAAACAACTATTGGAACTAAATCCACAAGAGACGAAATGTTTATTAGATTTTCTGACCAAGAAAATATTAATGGCACTGATTCTTATGCACCTAGTGCAATTAACACTGCAGGTACACAAAGACTTGCAGATGGATCAAAAATTGTAGGAGCAATCAGAGGTCGTGATGCAATATATGTTTGGACTGATACTGCATTATTTATTATGAGATTTGTTGGTGCACCTTTTACTTTCTCATTTCAACAAGTCGGTACTAACTGTGGATTGATAGGACAAAATGCATGTGTTGAAGTTGATGGTGCTGCTTATTGGATGTCAGAAAACGGTTTCTTTAGATATACTGGTAAACTAGAATCACTTCCATGTTTGGTTGAAGACCATGTTTACGATGATATTAATACAATTCCTAAACAACATATTAACGTAGGTTTAAATAATTTATTTGGTGAGATTATGTGGTTCTATCCCAATTCTGGATCAGGGACCGTTAACCGTATGGTATGTTATAACTATCTTGACTCAACACCAGAGAGACCAGTGTGGACAACAGGCACGTTAGCTAGAACGGCTTGGCAAGATTCTGCAGTGTTTGGTAAACCACACGCAACAGAATATAATGCAAATGGTACAACAGCAACTACAAACAAAGACCATGTTATTGGATGCACTGATGGAACATCTACATACTTTGAACACGAAAAAGGATTAGATGAAATTAAAGAAGGTACAACAAATTCTATTACAGCAAACATACAATCAGGAGATTTTGATATAGGTAATCAAGGATTACAAGGTGATGGTGAGTTTATAATGAAAATTAGAAGAGTGTTACCAGATTTTTTAACACAAACAGGAGATAGTGTAGTTACATTAAATTTAAAAGATTTTCCAAATGATACAGCAGCTAGTTCATCACTTGGTCCGTTTACTGTAAATACTGCTACAAAAAAAATTGACACACGTGCTAGGGCTAGATCAATATCTTTAAAAATATCTAATAGTAGTACAAGTCAGTTTTGGAAATTAGGTACATTTAGATTAGATATACAACCGGATGGTAGAAGATAATGGCTAGAATTGTACAATCACTTACACAACCGTTACAAGATTATGATCAACAAGTACAACAATCTTTAGTTAGAGATATTGATAGTATTGTACAAAAATTAAATACAACATTTCAACAAGATTTAAAAGAAGAAGCAGAAGCGGAGGCATATTTCTTTGGCTAATACATTTACAAATAAAAAAGTAGATTTGACTACAACAAATGCTACAACATTATATACAATACCAACGGCTACAACTGCTATTATAAAATCTATTATAATATCTGAAGACTCCGGTAATGCTGATACGTTGACAGTCACAATAACAGATACAGCGGACGCTGTATTTAGTTTATTTAAAACAAAAGCAATTGGGGCTAATGCAACGGTAGAATTACTTACAGCACCTTTAGTAATGGAAGAGAGTGAAGTATTAAAAGTAACAGCAGCTACAGCAAATAGACTACATGTAGTGTTATCTGCACTAGAAGTTAAAAAAAGAACTGTTACAACATAGGCTTGATTTACTTGACAAAAACAAGTAATGTAAGAAACCACAGGTTAAATTCCTGCTTTTAAAACTAACTTAAAAAATTATATGAAAACAGGAATAGAATCATTAGATGTAGGAGCACCAGAAATTACCTATTCAGGTAATCAAGGACCTAAATCACCCCAAGAAGATCAACAAAAAATGCAAGAGTTTCAAATGGCTCAACTAGAAGAACAGTACAATGCATATGTTGATGACATGATGGAACAAGGTATTGAACCAATGTCCATAGAACAATTTTTACAACAGATTGCAGCGGAAGCACAAATGAGTTCTAACCAACAAGGTATAGGAACCATGATGCAGGAACCACGGACCATGGCTGCCTTTGGTGGTATTATGGGAGCTGATGGTAGACGTGCATACGTTGGTGGAAGTTATAGTTCTCAAGGTGGCTATCAAGGTAAAGGTGATGGTAAAGATAGAAAAAATAGAGGACCAAGAGACGATAAAGATAAATCTGGACCACCACCAAAATTTTCTGCACCACCGTCTGTACCACCGGGAGAACCTGGTGGACCAGGTTATGTTCCTCCTGAAGAAGATAAAGATAAAGATAAAGACGAAAATAATAAAGACGAAAAAGCAGCACAAGATAAAAAAACATATGCTGAGATGCTTTATAATATGACAATGAGTAAAAAAAAAGCACAAGAAATTAAAGAACGTAGAGCAGCATACGCTAAATATTTAGAAGAGGAAGACGCTCAAAATATACCAAAAAGTTTGTATAATGAAGATTTGTATGATTTTTATAAAGATGATGCTTTTAATCTTAAACCACAAAAAGTAGTGGAATATGGTTTTGGTAAACCTGAATTTAAAGATTTAAAAGATTATGGAACTTTTTCTTTAGAAAAATATGGATCTCCTGGTGTAAAATTTAGTGGTAATGTAGGTAAGATAGAAATTTTTAAAAAAAAAGATGGCACTTATGGTTATAAAGTAAAATCAGATGGTGGAGACATGGCTAGATTTGCTCCTGGTGCAGCTAACCCTGACGATGATGGTGATGATGGTGATGATGGTAATACAACACCACCAGTTATTCCTACAGATCCAGTTACAGGTCAATACTCAAATCAATATTTTATACCAGGTGCAAGTAATTTTTATTCTAATCTACCTTCTAATATGTTTAATCCAAACACTAATATGTTAACACTAGCAAATGGCGGTAGAGCCAATTACGAGGGTGGAGGGATCACGGATCTTAGACAAGGATACTTTTTAGGTAAACTTGTTAAGTCAATTACAAAACCATTTAAAAAAGTATTTAAAGGATTTAAGAAAATAGCTAAAAGTCCGTTAGGTAAAATGGCGTTGATGTATTTTGGTGGAAACATGTTACAAGGAAATTTTTCAAGTATAGGAAATGCTTTTACAGGAGGTTTTAAAAACCCTCTTCAAGGAAATATTACTAGTAGTATAAGTAATTTTTTATCACCTAATGCAATTAGTGCTAAAGCGGTAGTACCTAATGCACCTCTAGTAGAATCAGGTCCAAGTGTAGTTAAACAGTTAGCTAAAAAAACAGTTAATCCAAATGATAACTATTTTAAAAAATTAATGTCATCAGCATTTAAACCAGAAAATGCTTTTGGAACAATTACAGGTATATCAGCAGCATCTGGTGCGCTTACAGCTTATCTAAATAACAAAAAAAAAGAAGATGAAAAGGCTGAATATAATAGAAGACTAGAAGAAGAACGTGGAAACTTTTCAGATATTCCAACAAACTTTGTTGATTTTTCACAACAGGCAGCTAACGGGGGACGTATGGGTTTTGCAGATGGTGGTGATGATGACGATGAAGATGATTTTAGACAAAAAGCATTAGGTGCTTTGTATTCTATGAAACGACCAAAGTTTTCAATGGGCGGTGGTGCAGGTATGCCTCCAGTAACAATGATGTCAGAAGGTCAGAATATACAATCCTTCGGTGATGATGAGTCTACAGGTATGCCTCAAGCAACACCAACAATGCCAAATCAAATGCCAATGGCAATGCCAAATCAAATGCCAATGGATCCTAGAATGATGCAACAAAAAATGGTACAACAAGGTGGTATGGATTCTATGATGGGTGATAGAATGATGGCAGCTATGGGTGGATTAATGAGCATGGGTGGTAGAATGGGATATGCTGAAGGTGGAGAGAGTGAGGAATTATTAGACATGGGTGGATTAGAAAAAGATTACAGAAATGATGGTGGTTTTGTTCCTATGGGAGAATACGAAAGAAAAGATGACGTACCAGCAAGATTATCTAAAAATGAATTTGTATTTACAGCAGATGCTGTTAGAAATGCAGGAGGCGGAAATATAGATAAAGGTGCGGAGATCATGGAAAACATGATGGAGAATTTAGAAGCAGGTGGTAAAGTATCTGAATCGTCACAAGGATTATCTGGTGCTAGAGAAATGTTTGCAACACAACAAAGATTGGAAGAAGTATTATAATGGCAACAGAACAACGAAATTTATTTAACCCAAAGATAGAGGCATTATCAGAAAAATACACTGATGCCATGGGTCAACTGGCGGCAACGCCATTTACAGGTGCACAAATATCGTCAATGGCACCGAAAGTTTCTCCTCAAACAGCATTACAACAACAAGCAACATCACTAACAGGTACAGGAATTGGATCGTATCAACCCTTTGTAACAGCAGCACAGCAAGCAGGAACAACAGCAGGAGCGGGTTTAGGTTTAGCACAAACAGGATTAGGTGTTGCACAAGGACAATTAACAGGGGCAGGTGGAACATTAGGAACTGCCGGTACACAATTAACAGGGGCACAATCCGCATTAGGTACAGCAGGTCAAACAACTGCAGGAGCAGGACAATTTATTGGCACAGCAGGTGCAGGATTAGGTCAAGCAGGAACTACACTTGGTGGAGTATCTCCATTTATTAGTGCAGCAGGAACAGGTCTTGGTGCAGCTGGACAATTAACTGGTACAGGTGCAGGAACAGGAGCAGGTTCTATATCATCTTATATGTCCCCTTATCAATCACAAGTAATTGATACAACCCTTGCAGAATTTGATAAACAAGCAAAAGCACAACAACAATCTATAGCAGATCAAGCTGTAGCACTTGGTGGTTTTGGTGGTGGTAGAGAAGGTGTTATGCAAGCAGAATATCAAACATCTTCAGATAAAAACAGAGCAGCAATACAAGCACAATTATTAGCACAAGGATTTAGCCAAGCACAAGCTGCAAAACAAGCTGATCTTCAAAACCAAATGTCATTATCACAAGGTCAATTAGGATTAGGTCAAGCAACAGGATCTCTAGCTCAACAACAAGCGCAACTTGCACAAGGTCAATTAGGATTAGGTCAAGCACAACTTGGTTTAGGTTCTGCACTAGCAGGACAAGCTGGACAACAAGCCGGTATGGCCGGTCAAAGAGCAGCGTTAGCACAATCAGAAGCAGGGTTTGCTGGTCAAAGAAGTGCTATGGCAGGACAACAAGCAGGTCTAGCACAAGGTCAATTAGGACTAGGACAATTTCAACAAGGATTAGGTGGATCATTACAAGGATTCCAAGGAACAGATATAGCAAGAGCGGGTCAGGTGGGCGCCGCAGATCAAGCTTTTGCACAAGCAAACATAGACGCACAAAGAGAAAAAGAAAGAATGGGACTATACGAACCATACGAAAGACTTGGATTCTTAGGATCAGGTTTAACAGGATTAATGGGTGGTATGGGACCTCAATATCAATTTACTAATCAAGGAAATGCTAGTCCATTAGCAACAGCTCTTGGAGTAGGATCAACTCTTGGCGGTATTTATGGTAACATTTCAGGAAACAAACAAGCATAATGATGAATAGAACTTTAAGAAGACCAATGTTTAGAATGGGTGGATCAACAGGTGAAGGTATTACATCTGGACTAGAAACACCTAGACAAGGTTATAGAGATGCTAAACTTGTTGAAATTCCTGAAGAAGGTTTTGATCCAAAAAACCCACCAGAAGAATTAATTGATAAAGGTATTTTTGTAAGATCAGGTAGCAAAAAAAATTCTGCTAACGTAACAAATAACGAAGATAATCTTGTTAAAGAAAACGATTTATCTAAAGTAGATCTTAGAAATATGAACATGCAACAGCTAAAAGATTTAGCAAGTCAAATGTCTTACAGACCTAAAGGCACAAATATAAATGATTTTTTAATTAGTATGGGATTAGATTTAGTATCAAGACCTACATCAGGAAATATATTTGCTGATGTTGCAACATCTGCTAAAGACCCTTACAAAGAATTTATGGCAGGTAAACAATCAGCAGCAGAACAAGAGTATGCTAGCGAATCTGATATGTTTAAAACATTGATAGCAGCAAAAGCTGATATGGCTGGTGGTAAAACTTATGCTAAATTAGAGATAGCAAATGA